CGGTGTGAGGCATGCCCCAGCTCTTTTACGGGCGAGATGGACTTCTGATGGATATAAAAATCCTTTTCATAAGTTTATGTTCCCTGGTGAGAGAGCTGGGATAGTGCCTACTTCGGGTGTTAGATCTTGGTTTATCAGGACTGTTTTAGAGAAAGTTGATTGTACGGGTATTCAACCTGTTAACATTGACCGAGCTCTGAATGGTGACGTGGCTACGCCACGTATAGCGAGAACCACTGCAGCTGGGCCTGGTTACCCTGGTAAGAAGGGTGACTATGTCACTGAGGTGGATCGGCGCTTGTATCCTACCGATGATCTTAAGTCACATGTTGTGACCATGGCATTGAGAATGCAGAAGGGTTTTAGTGATGTGTTGTTTACATTACACCCTAAGCAGGAATTGCGTGTGGTCACTAAGGTAGCGGAAGGTTCAACGAGGTTCTTTTGGATCTCTATGTTCCCGTTCCTTGTGATTTCACGTATCTTTTTGATGCCAATTGTTACTAAGTTGTATAGATGTAAGTGGCATTTTGGGGTCTGTGTAGGAATAAATGCTCACTCCGCTGAGTGGGGTGTGGCACTAAACCATTTGATTGGTACTTGGGGGCCGGACGGATTATTCGATGGCGACTTTTCAGGTTTTGATCGTGGTATGTTTGAGTGGATTCTACGGGTCATTGCTGATTTGTTTTATGCGATTGCTGAGCGAGATGGTTATTCTACACCACAATGTATGATGGTTCTGATGGTTTTCCTGATGAACATATTTAAAGTGGTGTTGTTTGACAATGGCGTTCATGTTTGGCTTGGTGAGTTGCCGAGTGGTTGTTATGTGACGTCTCTCATTAATTCGTTTGTGGTGGTCTTCCTCATGTATTACGCACATTTTGTTGTGTTTAGTCATGATGAGGATTTTACCCCTTATGATTTTTGGAGGGATGTTCGCATGTTGTCGTTTGGGGATGATTTCGTCGTTTCCGTAGCACCTAGTATTCGAGCTAGGTTCAATCCTAAGGTCATCGGACTTGAGCTAGGGTTGGTGGGTCAAAAACTCACTAACTCTGACAAGAGCCCTTTGACAGGAGAATTTGGGTCGGTGGAGACGATAACGTTCCTTAAACGACGGTTTAAGGTGGACGAGAGGGGGGTCATGGCCCCTCTTGAGGTGAGCTCTATTTTGAGGAGCTTGGTTTTCCTAAGGAACGACACACGCGAACTTCCAGAACTTGTGATTAAACAATGTTTGGAGTCAGCGTATGTTGAACTTTGGGTCCACGGTAGTGCGACATTCGATAAGTACCTACCTTTACTCGTGGAGGCTGCTTTACGGCAGCCCCCGCACGCTAAGCCCGACTATCCTCCGATTAAGGAGTTGTTGGTTAGGTTTCAGCGTAATGAGTTGAAGGCTTGGGAATTTTAAGAGTGCCGGCCGGGGGAGAAGTAAGCTCCACTTGGGCCCTCAGAGTAATGAGGGTTTGTTGTGGGGCTGTGTCTTGCCCCGGAAACGCCCGGTGGTGTCTGGGCGTAAAGCTAAAACACCGTTGTCGTTAGTTATTCAGTTATATAACACCATTGCCAGTGGTGGCTGAGACGCGACTTCCTATTTATTGGCCTGGCAAGCCGCCTCACGTACTTATAATCTTATGTGCGTGTTGTATAAAAGATTGCCGATATTATGTTTATTCCTAAGAGTGGTGAAGAGCAAGCACCAGATGATGCCAGCGCGCCAGTTGTGGCGGCGCCGGTGTATGTTGGTGATACTCTAAGTGTGGAGGTGGGACCTCCTGGTGCTAAGACGACTATACCGTCGTCTATAGTACCTTTTAGTGTGGTTGATAGAACGTCTTCAGATATTCGAGACTTTCTGGGTAGACCAGTTGTCATTCAGACGATTACCTTGGTTGGTAGTGATTCTAGTTTGGGTTACAGTTGGCTTAAGGATTATCTTCAGATACCCGCTGTGGTGAGGCGTTTGTATGGATTTAAACTCATACGTTTTAAAGCGCATTTGAGTTTTTCATTCAATCCGAACCCTTATCAGATGGGAGCAATGATAGTTTGTTCTTTACCTAGACCAAATTGTTTTGGGGTGGCGAATTGGGCGACGGAATATACGTTGTTTAATTATCCCCATGCTTTGTTGGATTATGGTTACCCGAAGGTAGTTGAGTTGGAGATTCCTTGGTGGTTCTCTACCCCGTATCTGGATATGACGTACTTGTCCAATCTCGACTTGCTTCCTGATTTTAGGACAGGTATACTTTCACAACTACAGTCGGCAACGGGCGGTGTGGCTGATAATTTAGTCATTACAGTTCGTATCTGGTTGTCAGATGTGGAGTTAGCTGCTCCTTCTTCTTGTGCCCCGTGGGGCACTAGTAAGGTCAAGAAGCGTGAAGAGAATGAGGGTATGATTAGTGGTCCAGCTTCAGCTTTTGCTAAAGTTGCAGGTTCACTTAAGGATGTGCCCTTTATTGGTCAGTATGCTATGGCAAGTAGTATGGTTGCTAACACTGTTTCTAGTGTGGCAAAAATTTTCGGTTTTTCTAGGCCGAATAAACATGCGGAGACTGTTGTTGTCATGGATCCGGGGATTACGCCAGCCACTACGAATGGTTGGGTGAGAGCCGGGCAAATTAGTTGGGATAATCAGTGCGAGTTGACAGTTGATCCCCGTGCTGTTGGAGCTCAGGGCGTTGATGAAATGTCTTTAGCTGCCTGGCACCATAGGCCGGGGTTGCTAGACCTTATTTCTGTTAATGTCGGTGCTGTGGCGGGTACGGTTTTGTTTAACCAACCTGTCACGCCGATGTTGGCAAAGATGGAGGGAGCAGCCACGCCCTATACCGTGCACCCAACGAATATTGCTTATGCTACTTTGCCCTTTTCGCACTGGAGGGGTAGCCTTATTTATAATTTTAGGGTGATTTGTAGTCAGTTTATTAAGGGTAGGTTTAGGATACAGTATGAACCTTCCACGACTTATGTAGCGGGTGAGCCACCGGGTTTGTTAAATACCTGTGTTTTAGACACCAACGAAAATTCTAATGTTGATGTAGTAGTTGGGTGGAGCTCCGCGAGAATGTTTAGGGAGGTTGGGACGATGCGAAAGTATATTACTGGGGCTACTGGTACGACGTATAATTTAGCTACTGATAATGGTCACTTGTTGTTGACCATAGAAGCTCCACCTCAAGCCCCTAATTCTACTGGGACTTTCACTATTATGGTGTCAGTTCGTGGCGGTGACGATTTCCAAGTTGCTGGCGCTAACTCTGAGGTGGATTTGAATACGTATAATGCTAGTGCTGCTAGGTCGCAAGTTCGTAGGTGTAACATTAGTGGTATTTCCCCGGGTGGTGATGAGAATCTCAACAAGATTGTTATGGGGGAGCGTGTGGAATCGATTAGAGCTGTGATTAAGAGATTTTCTTATGTCACTGGTCTGAAGGCCACTTACGAGATTGGTTCTAGTGCAGGTGCGCCATCATATACTTATGCTTTTTATTATAGGCCTTTGGCCAATTATGAAGCAGAAAGTAATTTTATTGGTAGCACTGATGCTAATAGACCGGTCACGTCGTTATTTACGTGGTTTATGGTTGGTTATCAGGGTGTCCGTGGTGGTGTCCGTTGGTGGCTTAGACCGTCAGCGACTAACCAGCATGTTGATATTACTGTTGGGAGGGGTAGATTTGCTACGCCTACTACGACGCTACCACCGCGACCTGCTAATGGAGCCGGGATCGCCAGCATTTCTGGTGGTCTTAGGTGGTTATCCAATTGCAGTACGGCAGGTATTACAGTGGCTGTGCCTGATCTACCTGGTGTTGTCGTTGATTTTAATTCATACGATAGCACCATGTTTGATGAGGTATATGCTACTATTGCTGTTAGAGAAGCGTACAACCCCAACTCAGCCTTACTCGTTACCGTTACTGGTAGTGGGTGTATGGCGCCAACCACTGCGGCCGCGTTTGTCGATCCGGATATTCATCTGTATGTGGCAGGCGCTGAGGACACCAGTTTTATTTATTTATTAGGTGCCCCCCCACTGTTGTGGAATTTTTAGGAGTTTATTTATAAAACGCCCCGTCCTTCTGACG